GGAAAAGTGGAGAACACGGCAGGGAGGAAATGCCTCTGCAATGCCCTCATGGCAAACATCGGCCATCCCCAGGCACGCAACGGCAAGCTGATTGAAGATGGTATGGTCACTTCCGGGAACGACTTGACCAGAGTTTCGCGCTTCTTGCAGCCGGGTGCCTCGACCTACACCGCGGCGGACGTGGTTAGGGACCTGATGAGCAGCGTTGCCCCACATTAGACCATGCGGAGCTGGGTGTAATCGAGTCGCGACTCTTCTCTGCGTTGGCGTGGACGGCCGCGTGTGACTGACGATTTGAATTCTGTCTGTTACAATTTGTCAGAGAGCATGGACAGATGCTCGGCGCCGCGGTTTCCTGGTGTGGTTCCAGACAGATCGGCCTGCTGTTCGGGAATGGACAGCAGACATGCGGTTCCCGCTAACCGCATGAAAAGTAAGAGGGGACGTAGTTCAGTTGGTTAGAACGCTGCCCTGTCACGGCAGAGGTCGCGAGTTCGAGTCTCGTCGTCCCCGCCATATTCTTCAATGACTTGGAAAGCACCCGAAAGGGTGTTTTCTAGTTTCCCCACAAAAACCTCCACAAATCGGCTTCTTCTATGATCGGGCCCCACTCGCCCGTTTGCAAGACGTGCCGTAATACAACGCGACGGCCCATAGAAATACCGAAATAATCTGGCGGCGCGGAGGTCGCCTCGATGCCATCCCGCTTGCACTTACGCCTAACGGCTTCTTGCGTCACGTCGATCACTTTGCCGTTGATGGTCAGCCACGCGTGCGGGATTGAACCGTCCATCAGTCCCTCCCAATAGCGCAACCGCTTCTCTTCACAGTGATCCCGCAATATGAGGCGCTGCGCGTTGCGCCAGCAACCCTTGGCGCGAAACGAGCGACGCCCCTCCATCGCCAGAAGCTTTTCTATATAGTCACGTTCCTCTTCAAGCAAGGGCGCAACTTGGCCGGCTACACCCTTCCTATGCACGGTAGACCTTTTCCGCCGGTTCCGGCTTCGCCACCGTAAGTGATGGCGTTAGGATGGCCTCAGAATCGAGGGCCTCAACTGCCCGCCTTGCAGCGCCAGAGCTGATATGTGCGTAGTGGAGGAGCATTCGAGAAGAGATGTGACCTACCATCGTTTGGATCAGCCCCAGGGGAATGCCTTTCTCCACCATGTGCGAGATGAACGTGTGCCGCAGATCGTGGAACCTGAATCCATCGAGTCCGGCCTTTTCCGTGAGCGTTGCCCATGCTGTATCCCAGTAGGCTTGATGCTGCGTCGGATCGTACCCACGCTCGCCTTTATGTGGGCCGTGGGCGATGCGGGAGAGATGCTTGGGCATTAAGTAGTGCTCGGGCTTAGTCGCTGGAGGTTTCAGCGACGCTGCCCGCATGAGCAGCCGTGCGGCGGCCTCGGTTGCATCGGCATTGAGCTCAACGCTTCGAGCAGAGGCGTCGGATTTTGCATCTGCGCGCCTAATCCGTAGTTGTCGGCGCTCCAGGTCAATCTCTCCGACGCGCAACTTCTTGATCTCACCGCCTCTTAGTCCGGTGTTCGATGCCAACACTGAGCCATAGAAAGCAGCTTCCCAGTCCGTGTCTTTCGCCGCTACTTCCGCCAGATGCCGCAATTCGTCTCGCGTGATCGCCTTGCCAATGTCGCTGGCCTTCGTCTTCAGTGGCCTGTAATCGTCAGCAAGCCGGCGCCAGAGTTTCGCTTTCTTCAGGATCAGACTCCACAGCAGAATTTCCTTGTTGATGCTCCACTCAGCGACGCCGCGGCGCGTTTCTTTTTCGCCAGCCTTGTTTGTGAACTCGTACCCTCCGAGTCGGGCCGTGGTGTAGTTATCCAGGTCCCGGTTTGTGATCTCGCGAAGTCGCTTCTTGCCGACGATCAGCCGCAAGTGTTGGAGGCGGTATCGCTCGGAGTTTTGCGTGTTCTCGGCCGTGCGTGGTTTCCGAAATTCAATCCACCATTTCTCCGCCTCGTCGAGTCGCCAGTCTGCCATCTCCGTGGGCAGTGACCCTTGCTTCAAGTCGTCTAGGAAGTCGTCACGAAACGTCCGCGCCTCTGCGCGATCCTTCTTGCCGGTTGACTTCTCTCGCCACTTTCCATCGAGATCCCGATACCTAAAAGTCAAGATTCCATCACGTCGATACAACCTATCTTTGCCTCTTGCCATGTTTCGCCCCCTTCTTCTTTTTCGATTGCGCCTTTCGCCATTCCGTACCGTGATCATCCCACCACAATTTCTTTGACGCAGTTCTCGCTGCCTCTGAACAGATGTCGCTACAGTATTTCCGGTTAGGCTTGTCGGCAAAAAAGAATCGTGTCTGACGACACTCTGGATTAGCGCAGAGCCGCGCTTGCGGAGCTCGTGACTGGAAGTAAAATAGCGCCTGCTGGAGAGTGTCTCGCGGCGGCGGCCCGTCTGAGAGCATCCGCTCCAGCACGCCCTGGTCCACGCTTGGGTGAACCGTCAATCCCCATGCCAATCGCCGCAACTGATTCGTTTGCCATTGCCGAGCGTCCTTGTCGGTAGTAGTCCAGGCCATCCGCAACAAATTCTGCAGAGCCTTGACCCCCACCAGCGCTAATAACCGCGTTTCATCTGAGGTCATTGATCGCCCGAGCGCATGTTCTCGGAAAGGCTTGCTGAAGCGGAGACCGACGCTGTCTTGGGGAAACTCGGGAGCGAAAAACTTCTTGAAGTGCCGCACGATCCAGGCGGAATCTTCCGTGTTTGCCAATGCTAGCAAGAAAGCCCGCGCCTCACGGGCTTTGATTGATTGCATTAAGACTGCTTTCCGCTGCTCCATTACAGCGGGCTCGTGTTCCTTCGCATCGAGTCTCTGGAAACATGGGCATTGCACTTCGTGAACAAAAGCATCGGCCGGAAGAGTCGTTTCCCGCCCGCACGCGGGACACTGCACTGCGACGTTTACTTGCGGCGCTAGATTGTTTGGCTCTGTCATTTTGCTAGACCGTTTATCCTATTGCATGACTGCATAAGCTATTGTACCATTAAGACAGCTAGAAAAAGCAAGCTAAAAATTTAAGGAGATCTTGAGAACAGATTATGGCTACCGCAGCTCTCAATCATCGTTTAATTCCATTGACAAAGGTTGCCGAGGCGCTTGGCGTGTCCGTGTTCACGGTTCGGCGGCTTATCGGTGCGCAGAGCCTTCCCGCCGTGCGGATTGGGTCGCGCGTAATGGTTTCTGAGGAATCTGTCCAGCGAATCCAGCAGCAGGGTGCTTCGACTAAGTGAAAACGCCCGACCGAATCCAGCATACGCCGCGCGAGAATGGCGCAGCGCTGCGTTTTCAGCGAGACAAATTCGATCCGGGAGTCGAGTGTTCCAAAGATGAAATCCTGCGCCAGCAGCGGCAAGAAAGGAAATCGTCGCAAGCAACAACTGAGCGTAAGTTCTAACTTATGCTGTCGAAGTATTGACGGCCGCCGTACCTTTCAATCGTGCTGTCTCTCCAAAAAAAAAGGGGGAAAGCGAGTTGGGCAGTCATCGCAGTCGCGTTCGCTTGCATTCGTTCGATGGTCGTTATCTGTGCTCTGTTCCGATTGAAAACGCATACGAGATGCTCTCCAAAGGGTCTGCAGAAATTGCCGGAGCACACAGAGGACTGCTTACGTCGATCAAACTGCTACCGCCGGAACCGAAATATCCCTCGCCAAGGTCGGGTGCAATCACCAGCACCGAAGCACAAAACAATGCGCTCGCGCACGTTGGCGCGAAACTGTCGGCAGACGAAAAAATCGGGACTTACCAGCGAGTGCTCGACAAGATCTCCACATGGCCAGAAATCTATGACGACAGGGCGTTGGTCGTCTGCGCTGGGAGGGTACGCGGGCAACAGTAAAAGAGTTTAGAACGAACCGGGCGAATAACGAGATTCCCAGAAAGGTTTGCCCCCTCGCCCGGAGCAATAAGGGAGTGGTTTGGCGTCAAAGCCGAATCGCTCCCTATTTTCTTGAAGGGCGAGAATTGGGGACACACAGTGAAATCAAACGGTAACGGAAACTACGATGCCGGCCACGCAGTCCGGATGGAGCGTGCTGTCGTCGGCTGCTTATTGGAGAAACCCGAATTATGGAGCGAAGCGGCCGCGCTAAACGCGGATCATTTCCTGCTGGCGGATCACCGGAAGATTTTCTCGGCGATCGCCGATCTCAATGAGCACCATTGCAGCGCCGACATTGTTTCAGTTGCTGATCAGCTTGGGGAAAGCGTCCCTGCTGGCGTGATTTCGGCTTTAGTCGATGGTGCCGTGACGGAGAACTTTCACTCCTATATTAGTCATCTCTGCCAAGCGACACGCGACAGACGATTTCAGGAACTGCACGCGAAGCTTGGCCTAGCGCGAAAGTTACTCCAAGGGGAAGACAACGCCGCTCAGAATTGGCGCAGCATCTTCCATACCGTCGAAGAGTTTGAGAACGCGCCGCCTTTACGCTTTGCGATTAACGGCTTTCTCCAAGAGGCAGGGGTGACGCTGATCGGTGGACTGTCGGGGCACGGAAAGACGCTCCTCATGCTGGCAATGGCGCAGGCGCTTCTGGAAGGGGCGCCGCTTTTCGGATATGAGTCGTTTTCCGTTCTGCGGCCAGCGCAGCGAGTTCTCTATCTGATTCCGGAAAGCTCACTCGGCCCGTTCTGGTCGCGGATCAAACTCTTTCGGCTTGAGGAGCACGCCCGCGCTGATCGCCTACTGACTCGCACTCTGTCATCCCGTGAGCAGGTTTCGCTCGATGACCCGCGACTGCTCAAGGCGGCTGAAGGCGCCGACGTGTTCTTAGATACGGCGGTCAGATTCATGGCTGGAGCGGAGAACGATGTCGAGAGCACCCGGCCTTTCGCAGATACGCTGTTTCGGCTACTTAGCGCTGGGGCCCGGTCAATCACCGGAGCACATCACGCGCCCAAGGGATTTGAGGGCCAGGACTACATGACGCTGGAAAACATCCTCCGTGGGAGCGGTGATATTGGGGCAATGCTATCGACTGCCTGGGGAGTGCGCCAGATTGACGCGGCGCGTAATCGGCTTTTCGTCCAAAACATCAAGCCGCGGGATTTCCAGCCGTGCGAACCGTTCATTCTGGAAGGCCGTCCGCATCTCGACACGGCCGGGCAATTCAAGATGATCGCAGAGCCGGGCGAAGCCGGAGAACTGCGCGAGCATCTTCCTCGGCGTGACAAGAATGGACGGCCAGCCACGGCCGACAAGGCCGAAAAGATGGCTCAGGCCGCAACCTTGAGAGCGAAGGGATGTTCCCTCCGCGAGATCGCCGAGAAGCTTGGCGTCAGCAAGTCGGGTGTGAGCAAGTGGCTGTTTGAGTACGATCTGTCCACTAATGTGTCCACTGTGGACAGGTTTGTGGACAAGGCAGAACCGGGCGGGGAGACACCGAACTAAACGGTGTTCTCCCCCGTCTGGTGGTTATAGGACTGTCCACTAAGTACAGGGTCTTAGGGGTTTGTGGACAGTGGACAGCAAGAAGCGTCCCGAAACGCGTTTTGGGACACGGGACAGACTGGCGTGTGGGGCGGAGGCGACAGACGCGGGTTGAGTGAGTGAGTTAGTGCGGATTTGACGATGACGGAAGGTTTGAGAAGCCCAAGTGGTTTTTAATGAGCGACATAGGGGTAGTGGGGGTGTTTTTTTAAAAATGCCCTTTCGGAAAAAACCCGTGATACCTCTCGTCACGTGAGGGGTCGATTTTAGGTACGGTCAGATTTTAACGGAAGGAGGCTTTAAGGAATGAAAAAAAGCCAAACGAGAGTGCCAAAAGGGCTCGGTGATCGGGGCCGAAGACTGTGGAAAGCCACGATGAACGCTGGCACAAGAGCCGATGAACACGACCGTCAACTGATCGAAACTGCCTGTCGCCTGGCCGATCGGATTGACCAATGCCGCGAGATCCTTGCGCGGGATGGCCTGACTTCCCGTGGCAGGTATGGCCAGCTCGTCCAACATCCGCTGGTCGAAGTCGAGCGCTCGGCAATGGCCGAATTTCGGCAATGCCTGAAACTCTCAGGTCTGAGCAGGCAGATTCCACAAGAGGAATTCCGATGATCATCAAAAGCAAGCTGGCTACGCACGACGACAAAAAAATTTCCCAGAAGTGGGACGAGTACTTCGAACTGGACGCCCGAATCCAACGGAAAGACGCCGGTTACAAAAAGGCCTGCGAGCTCGATGGTTTCGGCAAACACACCGAAGCCGACAAGGCGCTGGCCGATGCTGGCGTCGATGCCGAAACAATCCGATGGCGCCGCGCGCACTTAAATTGGCGGGCGAGACAGCCTGTGCCACAGGCGGGATGACTTTTTAACCGCGGAAACGAGACGCGACCGGGATTTCAGGACTAAACAAGCCTAGCCCGGCCGCACTCTCGCTGACACTTAGTAACTCCGAACAATCTTGTTATCCATGAGTCACGCCGCGACTTAGCGGCTGGGCCAGGAGCCCGCGTGTCTTCGGATAAAGCGCGACGAACCTCGCAAGCAGCGAGATAGGGGCGCGTGTAGCAAAACCTTTCGGCGCGTGGGCGCCGTCAACCGCAACGCACTTCAACCCTCCAAAGAGAGAAAACGAGGAACGCATCATGACTACAAAGGCACAGCTTCTCGCTGAAGCTGAAAGATTGACCAACAAAAGCTCTTTTTCGAAAGAAGACTCCGCGCGAGTTGCATCTCTGATCGCACTCGCCCAACATGCACCGATAAGTCGGCAGGAAGCTGCGCTTCGCAGCTTACACGCCCGCGAATCGCTCGCACCTGGCCAGCCAAGCTACGCAGAACTGCGCAGCTTTTTTGCTGGCGCAAGAATGGAGGACGGCGCGCACTTCAGCGGGGGCGGCGGCGCGACAGTGTTCCGCACTTATTCGCCTCTGGGAGAAGGCACTGGAACCGCGGGCGGTGACGCCGTGCCGACCGGTTTTCATAGTGAATGCCTAGAAGCGATGAAGGCCGCCGATGGCCTCTTTCGCGCTGCGGGCTGGATATTCACGAAGACAGGAGGCCTCCTGAACCATCCGCTCAGTGATGATTCAAGCACATCTGGAAATGCGGCTGTGATCTCCGAAGGCGGCCCAGTAAGTCAAGGCCCAAATCCGATTTTCGGCCAGTTGCAATTCCCGCGAGCGAGTTTGTGGAGCACTGATCAGTTAGTTTACTCGTTGCAGTGGGCAAGTGATGCGGGCATTGATCTTGAGAGCTACTTTGCTAAGAAGTTTGCTCTAAGATTCGCTCGCGGATGCGGCGCGCAATTCATAAGTACCTTGCTCGCTGGTGCTGCCACCGGAGTAACTACGGCCTCACCGACCGCGATCGCCGAGGCGGAAGTGTTCAACATGTTGGAGTCGGTTGACCAGGCCTATGCGCAGAGTCCGACGGCTGGCTGGCTTATGAACTTGGGGACTTACTCCGCAATTTTGCAAATCCGAACGAGCGGCGGCGCGGTACCATTTCGCGCCGAGGTTGACGCGGAAGGCTACCCGTTGCTTTTGACGAAACGCGTTTATCTTTCGCCATCTGTCCGCGGAATTTCCGCAGGCCATCAAGTTGCGGCGTTTGGCGATTTGTCTCGTTTCATCGTTCGATCAGTCAACGAGACCTTCAACGTGATCGTATATCGCGAAGCCTATATGGCGAACATGCAACTCGCCACGCAGGCATTTTGGAGGCTGGATGGACAACTTGGCATCGCCGGAGCGAACGACATGCCAGTCAAGGTCCTGCTCATGGAAGGGACGGGCTCCTAAATGAGAAACGGAAGGGAATTTCGAGCAACGCCCGGCGGCGAGCTTCGCGCCGCGGGGCCTGGCCTTAGAATCAGCGGCTATGCTGCTGTCTTCGACAGTGTTTATGAATGCGGCGGATGGACTGAGTCCATCCGCCGTGGTGCTTTCAAGCCGGTGCTCTCGAGTGACGTGCGATGCCTTTTTAACCACGCGCCAGAGAACCTGCTCGCACGTACGAAGTCTGGGACGCTCAGTATCTCGGAAGATTCGAAAGGCTTGGCCTTCGAGGCAGAACTGCCGAGTACGCCAACTGGCCGCGACGTTTACGCGATGATTCAACGCGCCGACCTAGACGGCTGCAGTTTTAGCTTTACTGTCGATGAAGAGCAATGGTCGGACCATGGCAGCCGTCGCGAGATCGTCAAATTGCGAGATCTGTACGACGTGGGCCCAGTCACATTTCCGGCTTACACCGGAACATCGGTGGGCGCACGGAGTCAATCGCTTCGGAATTACAAAACCGTGGGTTTCGCCCGCAGTGCCAGCGGCGCAGTTTACGTTCCCGCGGTAGAAATCAACCTGGCGCGGGAGCGGGCACGCCTGCAAATCGCGATTGCAAGGGGGACAAAATGAAGAAACTTTTCAAGAAGAAAAAACCGGCAGACGTCCTGTGCGATGAGTGCAAGGAATATTTCTCTGTCGCCGTCGCGGATGGGCGCCACTACTGCTATTCCTGCAACGAGTGGCGCATTCAGAAACTCGCAGCTGCAATGCCCGTCGTGTTTGGCGGCGGCCTTCAACCGTGCGGTAATCCTTACCCCTCTGCGCCGCAGGCAGCGACACCGAAAGGGGGCCGCTAATGCCTCTTTCGGTCGGGGATGCCACGCTGCAATTCTTAGCGGATTCAACACAACTCGACCAAGCCTTTG